CCCAATATTTTCCTTTATTCCCATGAAACTTTCTAAGTTTTTCAAGAATATTTCTTTTTGCATATTCTCAAGAAAAATACTATCAGCTGTAAAGTCAATTTCTATCTTGTCTTCATATTTTTTCCATTCTGAATCTTTGAAAACACCAGTTGCTACTAGTTGTCTTCTTACCGTTTCTTTGATCAGCTTGGTAATCGGAACTCTCAGGCGTGATATAAAGATATAGAACTTCAAGAAATTCTGTGAAATTTGTGTATCTTCGAAGCTAAACGAAGCTGGATCATCACTGTAAGGGTTCATCTCATCTGGTATTTTCATTGACGCGTAAAGCTTTTTAGCTGCGTGTTTGATATCGTCAAAGTCCATAGCAGAACCTCTTTCATCCATGGTGTCTACACTTGTTCCTTTTGCTCCTGATCTGTTAGCCAACCAATAATCTTCCACTAGAGGTTGAGTATTTTTGATGTTTTTGATAGTACCTGAAGCTGGGTCGTATGTTTTCTTATATCTGAACTCTTGTCTGATTTTGTCCATAAGTTCTTTAGCTTGTTTAGGTGGTAAATCAGCTACATCGATGTTGAACATTCTTCTTGAAACAGATCTTGAGTATCTCATCGGCACAAGCATATTTTCTAGTGTTTTTAGCATATTAGCATTTGATCCAACACCTTCAAGGTATCCAAGATTTACCATAAATGGGTAATTATTTTCTTGTATTACTTTTGAGTACATTCCATAATCAACATGAACAAGCTCAGATTCAGTGAACTCATTGCGGTCGTTATCAAGATCAACGGCATAAAGTGTTTCAAAGTTATTACCTTCTGTTACTTGGTATTTCCATTTTCTATCTTTATTTTCAAAATACAACCCAAGTGGCTCAACAATTTCTGCGGTTTTGATACCTGCATTTGTGTCTTTAGTATCATAAGCAAATGCTACATTTAGTTGACCATCTATATAAAGTTGTCTAGCTATGTTATAAATATTATCTTTGATGTTGAGGATACCAAGGACATCTTTGAAAGCGTCATTGATTACATCTGATATTTTTTCATTTTCTTCTTCTATATTTATTTTGAAAATTGATTTATCTACTGTATATACTAATTCATTTATAATAATATCTACAGCATTTGAAACTTCTACATCTGTTGCTAATAATCTGTATGTTTCAATAATTTGGTTTTGGTAAGAGAATTTATCCATACCACCGGTAAAGTTGAAATCATATTCATTAGTTTGGTTTGTACCATCAACAATCAACGCACCACCAAATGGATCTTCAGATAGAGTTTTATTATTTATTATAATATCTGGTTCGTTTGATAAATTCTTTTGAGGCTTATCGTAGACCATTGACTTCTTTAGAGATTCATTGATTCTTTTCTTTTGGTTTCTTCTTGCCATTATATTCCTTCGATGTTTAGTGTATTTATAAGAAATAAATAAGACTAAAATAGTATAATAGTAAATAAACAAAAGGAGAGTAATGATATTTACCACATATGACATTACCAATACAATCAATGATAAATATTATATTGGTGCTCACAAGACTATAAACATACACGATGACTATTATGGTTCAGGAAAATTGATAAAAAGAGCCCTGATAAAATACGGCCAAGATAAATTTATGAAGGTTATAAACGGTGTTTGGAAATCTGAAGAAATAATGTTCCTAATTGAAAGCTGGATACTCACAGAGAATGACGCAAAAAACGAAAACTGCTATAACCTTAGAGAAGGTGGTTCGGGTGGGTGGGGACACATTTCATATGAACAGACTATTATAAACAGTCATAAAGGAGTTGCTGCTCTTCAAAAAAAGAGAGACTTGGGGTTATTACCAAAGGTTATTATGAGTGAAAAATCCAAAAAGAAACGTCGCGACTCCTGGTCACCTAAAATGAGGAAGGACATGGGTGATAAGATGCGAAGACAAATTGCTTCGGGCAAATCAAAACCGTTCGGCAAAGACTTCAATCCAGGCACTAAATATGTCGCTATGTTATGGAACGATAGTGGGTTTCTTATTGACACATTTTTTGGAGATTTTACCAAAAGATGTAGAGCTGACTATAAATCATTCCCTACTATCCGGCAGTCAATGATTGACTATAATAAAACTGGCAAAATTTCTAAGATACGTTATGTATATAAAAATAAAAGAAATAATTATGCTGAGTATGAAGGCTGGTTTGTTACAACCATTCAATTACCCACTGAAAATTCCTAAACTTTCTGACGACATCATTACTGAATCTTCTAATTTGTCTATTTCGGTTTGAGCTTCGTTTATGATTCTATCGTAGTTGATAGTAGCACCACCAACAAGAGCACTGCTGTATTTTCCGATTTGAGAACCCCAAACCCTTTTTACCAACGCAGTAGCATAAGCCTTTACGAATGGATGAGCATAAGCTCCATCAAAGTCTGGGTTTGGAACATAATCCATTTCTGCTTCTATGGCTACAGATCCTTGGACATCATCAAAAATTCTCAAGATATGGTTACTAGCATTATAGTCATAAGAAATTGATGAACCCATCATGTTTTGAGCCGTTTGTGAATTACTCAACGCCGCCCAAAATGCTTCTAATGGATTACCTGATCCATTACCTGAGGTATTTGGCCCACCAGCAACACCACCAGCAACACCCGTACCTGCTAGTCCATTACCTCTAAAACCAGATAAAGAACTCAAGCTTCCTTCTGCGGTAACAGCTGGCATATACATTGGTGGCATAATTGAACCCATTGGAATACCGGCGATGCTACCATTAGACCCACCTGCGTATCCTTGGAGGTTATCAGCAAATGAAACACCCGTAATTGCCTTGATTCTGTCATCTAGGATGTAATCTTGGATGCCACTTTGGGTATTGATTACGAATAGCTGAGCTTGTTGAGCATTCCATACCCACTCACTAAATTTTTCGAAGGTGTCGTCGATGCATTGAAGTATTTGGTCATCATGAACATCCACCGTTATTAAGGGAGCACCGAGCTGTGACTTGATATACTCAACAAGTTTTTCTTCGGTATTGACCTTTCTTGATCGTTGACCGAGATTGATATTTTTAGGTGTATTCATTTTTGTCCTTTATTTTTTGTGGCATACCAGCCTATGAATTTAGTATAATTGAAATCGTGTTTTATTCATTTGATTCCTTTGTGTTATTTATAATCTAAGAAATAATACCAGGTAATGACGACCTGAAGATTCAATAATACTTTAAGACTAAAATAGTACAATAAGTAACAAGAAAACAAAAGGAACAATATGACAAAATTAGTACAAGATGTAGCAGAATGGGGCGATAAAAGAGGACTAAAAGACACAGATGATATTCAAATGAAAATCCAGCGGTTTTTTCAAGAAGCAATCGAAGTTCATGAAGCAGTGGTGCTAAACGATGAAGACGAATTCCAAGACGCCATTGGTGATACTTTAGTTACGTTGATTATGCTAGCTAAAGCCAAAGGGTACGAAACAGAAACCTGCCTAGCTAAAGCGTTCAACGTGATCAAACTGAGAAAAGGACTTACTAAAAATGGTCAGTTCATCAGATATGCTAAGTTATCTAAACCTGAGCAATTGATTTGTGATAACCAACAAGGCAACCCAGGGTGTGAATATTTCCTAGAAGATGAAAACCTTGAGCCAATGGACTTCGAGGGGTGAGTCTTCCTACAGCCAATGAAAGATTCTATAGAGACCTTGTTAGGTATATCAATTCCTATCATGGCATTCACCCTAGTGTATTCACTGCACCAAATGGGATACGTTTTGAGTGGATCGAACATAAGGTAGAATATCAAATCCTAGTTGATGTATCTATTATTGGACCAGCTAGAATGAAAGATACTCTAAAGGGCTTTGCGTTGGGTCTCAATGAAAAATATCCCGAGCTTTTGCTTTAATATGGTTTTAAGGTCTTTTATGTTATAATAGTACATAAAAGAAGGAGAACAAATGGCAAAGATCACAAAAGAAAATTTCAAAGAACAACTAGTAGATCATTATAGAAATAAGGGATACACAGTAACCCAAAGAACTTATGGTACTGTTTATGATATCGAAAAATCTGGCATCAATCAATTCAAAGTTAGATTAGCCCTAGAAGAAGACTTCAATGGAATTTTTGTAGAAGCTGGAAGCGACTACAGACAACTGAAGCACCCAAAGGCTATTATCAAAAAAATTGATAAAGAGTTCGACGAACAACAAATAAAACAAGACAACCAATTCCAAGCAGATGGTAACTTAG